GAAGGCGATGTCGATGTCGCTTTCGGGATGATGATCCCCCCGCGCGCGGGAGCCGTAGAGCACCACGCGCTGGGCGTACTTCTTGGCGGCGGCGCTGATCTGGACGAGTACGGGGCGGGGGATGCCGCTGTGGGAGGAGAGTTGGGTGAGATCGGGCATGGGAAAGCCTCCATCTTGCATTTGCTAGGCGTGCCGCTGCATCAAAAGCGTTTCACGGTACTGCTGAGCGTCGGGGACATCTGTAAACTCCACGGTTTTATCATGGTTTTCCAGCACGACAGACTTTATTTCCTCCAGACTGACGCGGAAATATTCGCGGCGGTTATTGACCATGTTCACACGCCGGTCCGCAAAGGCTCTATGGAGTGCTGCTTCCAGCTTGGGCGCATCGTCAGAGAAAATCATGGCATGAACATCGAACATAAAGGGAACGGAAGCGTCCCCAAGCTCATAGACACGCTCCATGGGATCCAGACGGCGGGTCATACCGATCTTGTAAACGCCCTCGCCAAAGGAGCCGATGTTGGAAATGACATAAACATATCCGGCTTTTTGATTGCTTTGACGGTAATCGATATCCTCCAGCTTTGAGGTAATGTCGTCGAGATGGTCGATCATGTCGTTCTGCTTTTCAAGAAGGGAAGCCCGTTCCTCATCGCTTTCGCAGGAGGCAAGCTGCAATTTGAGCTTTTCCAGCGCCTGCTGATAGTGCTTCTTTTCCTTTTCGGCTTCCTTGCGAGCCGCCTCGATCTCTTTGGCGACCCTGGCTTCTTCGCGCTGCTGCTCACGGAGTGCGCGGAGCTGCTCTTTTTCTTCCTGCTTTTTGCATTGGTATTCGTAGGCCAGGGCGAGCTCATCGAGCTTAGATTGGCGGTACTGATAGGACAATGACATGTTATTTACACGGCCGAGCTTATTGATGGTTTCAAACGCTTTTAGGATTCTTTCTCTGCAACGGTCCATGTTTGAGAATTTCACATCACTAATAGCTGCGTCGCATTCATTGTTAAAGGAACGTACGAAAAGTTTTTCCATATCAGCAAGCAACTTTTTGCCCTCGGTTTTGCTTCCATTGACAGTCCAGTTTGTATCATAGATTACTGCTATGTGATCTCGGAGCATCTGCTTTTGGGCGTCGCGCAACTTGGTGAGCCTGTCTTTATAATCGTCGCTTTTTGAAAAGTCAAAGCGTGGAACATACAACGAAAAGGATTCCATTTCAACGGCATCCGATACAAAAAGGAGCTGCTCTTTGCACGAGGCGATTTCGGCCTCTATTTCTGCCTTGACCTGCTTTTTTTCATCAATGGATTTTTCGATTGATGAAAGCTCCTTCTTTGCACGGGAAAGCGTGTCAAGAACAGCTTTTGCGTCCTTAAACTCAGGCGTTATTTGAGCTTCAAGAGAGGCAATCTGCTTAGCGGCTTCATGGAGCTTGCCGGAGAGACAATCAGGGCAAAGTCCATTGGCACTGACTTTCAAAAACATCCCTTTTCGGCCGCACTTAACGCACTTAGCCATTATGCTTCACCTCATTTTTCTCATTCGTCAAGATCATGATACGATCGGCCATACTCCCCTGCTCGCCGGCAGACGTTATCCCCATTTCCATGGCATCGCGGCAGGCCATGATTGCACGGTCATACATCCCCATCGTTTCATAAGCTTTGGAGAGGCGCAGGTACAAGTCGGCCACATCCGGATAAACACACGGGGATTTCTCCAGCAAACTCTTTCTGATCTCATAGTCAAAGAGCATGGGAACCAGCTGTATACCCTCGTTACAATAAGCGATGATGGTTTCTGGGTCTGCAAGCTCTGGCAAGCGTGTACTGATCTCATGATAACGTGTACGGACAATGGCATATTGGTCCTCCAACGAGGCCTGCTGTATGCGAAGCTTGTGTTCTTCAGCTTCTCGTCGCTGACGTTGTAGCGCGGCGGCCTTTTTGTCGCGCTCCTTCTGCCGGGCTATTCGTGCCTGTTCAGCCTCGGCGGCTTTTTGGAGACGCAGTAATTCTCTTTCCTTTTTTGCGGCTTCTTGGACTCGAAGCCTCTCCATTTTTGTGGCAGCCCTATTTATATCGGAGATTACTTTAACCCAACCCGTCTTTCTCCTTGCCATATAGCTTCTCCCTCCTGCGTTGCTTAGGAATTTACGGTTGGAGATTCGGCTGGGAACAGACGATAGGTATTCTTGTCTTTTACGCCGGAAATGGAGCCGGACTTTGCGGCGAAGTATAAAAACTCACTGATGTGATTTTTTAACCGACTGTCGAACCGTTGATAAAGATCCGTTTGTGTGATACCGGGCTGCTCTTTGATCAGCTGCATGACCTGATCGGGAAGGTTAGGCAGTACATCGTTGAGAAAGTGAGCGCGCGCATCCAGCTGTTCCCTGTTTTTGATGAGATCGTCCAGCATCACTTCATACTGCTTGATCCACACAAAATCCGAATTACGCGAATTATGGCAATGGAGATAGAGATCAGAGAAGTGTTTCCACACGGCTTTAGGCGCTGCTTTACACTCTGCAGCGAACCGATTGTAAAGATCCAGAAGTTTGTTGGCGGCTTGAATCCTGTCTGTGGCAGATAAAGAAGTATTTCTGACGGTTTTGCCAAGTTCGACCAGCTGCGACCCGTAGCGATCCTCTATCTTCTGAAACTGTTCATATGACGTCATATCGTCATAGTCATTGCTGCTTCTTCCCATTGCACAGGATACCTCCTTCAACTAAGCATTTTCAATAAATCGGATGTCACGATCGCTGAAAAAGTCATTTCGTTGCAGATGGTTAATTTCATGCAGAAATGAGCCACGGTGAGCAGCACTATTCATGCGGCGGTTGATATAGATATTGGCACGCCCGTCCTCATCGATAGAAGTAAAGGCATGGATACGGGGAGGAAGATCGATGAAGCGGACGACATAGTCCATCGGCTCAATCAGTGTCACTGGAACTTCCGCCTTTCAATGCTTCAAGGATACGTACCGCGGTTTCTATATCTTCCCGCCGCACATCGCGTGCTGCGTCAAAGAGCATACGCCGTTGTGGATCGCGGCGGAGAGATTCACGCAGGTCCCAGAGGTCATCATTGCTCGCGGCTTGTTCCTTTTCCTCCTCAACAATATTGGGAGAACGCTTTGGGTTATCGATTCTTCCAAGAAGATAATCCGAAGAAACGTTAAACACTTCTGCCATTTTTAAAATTGCATCGTGTGAAGGGTTGTAGGCGCCGCTTTCATAGTGGGAGATCGTTACTCTATTTGCACCTATTTTTTCGGCAAGTGCTTCTTGTGTTAATTTGTGCATACTACGCAGAAGTCTAATTCTGGTTGCAGTAATAGATGTGCCCATGTATTTTTACCTCCTAAGTGAAATTGTATCACAATAACTACACATCTTAAATAAACAATTAACTATATTTCTATTGACATGTAGCTAATTAGCGAATATAATGTAGCTATATAACAACAACAGGAGGCGTTGTGGTGAATTTACAGATGATCCGAAAGCAGAAGGGTATCAGTCAAACAAGGCTAGCTCAGCTTTCAGGAGTGCACCGAGTAAGCATTGTTCGATATGAAGAAGGAAGAACTACACCAAATGCGAGGAATGCCCTAAAGCTCGCCCGCGCCCTTGGCTGCACCATCGACGATCTGCTGGGAGAGAAGGAAGGCCCTAACTGCCCCACTGAAAGACCCAACGAAGGAGATGCACAAAATGGCTGACATCATGCTGCTAAGGGTTTCCGAGAAACTAAACCGCAAGCTGTGCCTGAAAGCCACGCAGATGCGCAAGACACGCAGCCAGCTTGCGGCGGCCATATTACAGGAGTGGATCGACAGTCACGCGGATGACGCCCAAGCCATGACGGAAGGAAGCGGCGACAAGCCGCATACCATCAAGTAGACCTTGCAAAGCCCGCGCGACAGCGAGCGCAGGGCGGGGATGGGACCCGCCCGAAAGCGAGCGGCAGACAGGCCGCTTACCTGCACAGCGCGCACGTCCGCAGGGCGTGCGTGCAAACCAACGAAAGGAGGCCCTCTCAATGCCGGCAAGGGAACCCATCGGCGTGACCGTACACCTGCCCACGAGCAAGGAGGGCATGGAGCGGCTGCGCGAGCGCCTGATCGAGGTGAACAGCGATATTCTGGCGGCCGCGCTGAACGCCATCGACGCGCCGCGCGAGGTGAAGGTGGCCTATATCCGATCGCTGGGAGGGCTGGCCCCCTGGGCAAAGGCACGAAAGGAGCGCGCAAGCGCCGAACAGGAGAGATAAATCCATGTACCTCATTGAATATCAGCCGCCTACGGCGCTGAACCGCTGGCGGCACAAGCGCAGGCTGCGCAAAATGGCGGAGGAAGTGCTCCCGCGGAGCCGGGACTGGGTGCTGGTGCTCGCGGGAATCGCGGTATGGGCGGTATTTCTGACGCTGTTTGTGGGCTGGTGGACGGCATGAGCACGGCGGGAATGGCATTCGTCAAGGAACATGCCGCCGGGGAAATCAGCCCTGGACGGCTGAGACGCTATCTCTGTGATGAAGCGTGCAGCCCAGGCCAAAAGGAGATCCGGGCGGAGGCATGCCGTAGCTGCGAAAGTGCCTGCGCCTATGGCCGCCGGTTCCTGCGGCTGCTGGATGCAGGGGAAATAACCACAGAGGGCAAGGCCGTGAAAAGGCAGATAAAGCACGGGAAGGGAGAGGCGCGGAAGATGGGACAGGCCCCAAAGGAGAACGAAAGGACCGGGAAAACGCGGCAACCCGCCCAGGCAGCAGAGCGCACAGCTAGCAGCATGGCGGGCCGCCCGGAGTACGGAACGTGCGAACCGTCACAAGGACGGCAGACCTCAGGCGACAGCGAGCGAATACCGGGAATGGGACCCGGTATGAAAGCGAGCGGCAAATCGGCTACTTACCTGCACAGCACGGGCCGCCCGGAGTGCGGAACGTGCGAACAACTGAAAGCGCCTACCGATCTGGAGATCATGGAGGCGTTGAAGGCGGAAAACGAAGAAATGTTCGCAAAGCTGATGGCGGTGGAGGGTGAAAACGCCGATATGCGCATGGAGAAGGCAGCGGACGAGCTGACGATCCTCAAGCTCAAGGCGAGGCTGTACGACGTGCTACTGGGCGATCAGGAGGAAAACAGGCAATGAGCGGCATGGACAAGCGCGCAGCACTGGTGTGGCTGATTGCCGTGGCATCTGCTATCGGTTTGTGGGTTCTGATGACGGGCGGACCCGCGCTGGCGGAGAAAATGCTGGTGGAGATCTGTGTAGAGGAAGGCAGCTATCTGAACCTGCGCGCAGGTCCCGGACTGGCCTACGACGTGGAAATGGAGTTGGGACCGGGGAACCGGCTGATCGTGCTGGAAACGCGGGGCGAGTGGGCGCTGGTGGTATGGGACAAGCTGGCAGGGCTAAGCGATCCGCCCGAATCATGGGCAAATACCCAATATCTCAAGGAGGTACAAAAAAATGCGCGTACTGATCTGCGATCGCTGCGGCGTGGTGATTGAGAGGGAGGACAGAACGCAATGCCTGACGCTGACCTGCACCAGCGGGCTAAACGGCATGAAGATGATCCACCTGTGCGAGGATTGCCGGGAAGCCTTCGGGGAATGGATGGGTGAAAACGGGGAGAGGGAGGGCACGGGCACATGAACGAAAGCATGGACCACCTGCGGGACGAAATGGCGAAAAGGCACGACCATCCCGGCATACAGGCAGTCGGGGAATACCTGTGCCGGAGGCTGGAGGATGACGCGGAAATCGCCCAGGCGATTCTGGCGGAGGGAAAAAGCCTGACCGGCGCGTTCGCTGAGATCAAGGCATATGCCAGGAAACACCAGAAAGACGGTATGTGCTACGTTTCGGACAGCACCGCCTGGGAGGTGGTTTGCCACTATTACGGCATCACGGAGGAAGCGCCGGAAAAATCAGAAACGCACGCGCCTGCGCAAGCGAACGGCAGGGAGGCTGGTTGCCTGCACAGCATGAACGCCGCAGGCGGGCATGCGAAACACACGTATGCGGCGCTGGATCTGGACGCGCTGCTGGGAGGAATGTGACATGGAGCTGGAGGAAGCGCTGCGCCATGCAAGAGGTATAGCCGGAGAATGTCATGTGAACAGCAGGTTGTGGGACCGCGCGGAAATGGCCGTGCCGCATTACCTGTGGACGCTGGGAACGCGTAAGAACCGCAGGGGCTGGTGCTCGGCCTGCAAACGGTGGATGCGGCTGAAGCCGGAGCGCATGACACCGGGCTATGCCGCGTTTGACCCGTACATGGAGAAGTTCGACGGCGACGAAGAACCGTTCCTGCCCGTGCTGTACAGCGGGCTGCAGGAGCACCTGTTCCGGGAACGGTACAACGGCACGACGGACCACCTGACAACGGGCACATGCCCGCAGTGTGGCGCGTGGGTGCAATTCCGCAGCATCTACAAGGGGCACAGGAGCCTGTGGGACAGGCTGTTCCTGATCGAGTACGCCAAGAGCGCCATAGAGCCGCGGAGCGCCATCGTGTGCGTGGGGCTGGAGATCGACGTGGCATGGAAGCACATGGACGGGCTGGAGCCGGGCGTGCCGATGGAGATCACGCCGCGCGAGCTGTGCGTGTTCCGCTACGGGCAGGGTGCGGACCGCTTTGTGCGGGAAGCCACATGGACGGGCGACGGCTGGGAGATGCGGTGGACGCACCGGCGCGAATGCGTGAGCGGGTTTGTGCCGGGACGAGGGATTTATCAGCCGGGCATACAGGTGCGGCTGGACGATGAAAGTTATCGCGATGCCATAGCGGGAACGCCGTTTGAGCACATTCTGGCGGACGAAGGATTGCTTCAGGAGACGGAAGCCGGCGACTATTACGACCGAATCACCTTTGCAGCGCGCGTGGCAAAGTACCCCTGCATCGAATATCTCAACCGGCTGGGCATGACGCAGCTGGCCAGACAGGCCATAGACAAGACCTGCGGAAAAACGCTGAACCTGCGGGGCCGCACCGCGCGCCAAGTGCTGCGCCTGACGGGAGACGAGTGGGCGGAGGCAAAGGGCAAGAAGCTCCGTTTGACCAGGGAGACGCTTGCGGCAAGGGCGTTTGCCCGAAAGAAAGGGCTTCGTATGAATATGGAGCTGTGCGCATGGGTCGGAGCGGAAAGAGAGGGGGTGGAAACGCTGCGAAGGCTGGCGGAAAGCCCCGTGGATGCGGTGAAGGCCGTGAAATACTGCCGGAAGAAGGACGTGCGGCTGGCGGATTACGGGGACCATCTGGACATGCTGGCCGAGCTGGGCATGGACCCGCGTGAGCACGCGATGCCGGGCGACTTTTACGCGGCGCACGGGGAGCTCGCCACGCGAATCCAGCATGTAAAGCAACGCGACAAGGATAAACGCATTGCCGACCGCATCCGGAAAGGCGAGCTGGACGCCTATTTTTTTGGCGCGCTGGGGCTGACGCTGCGGCCCCTGTTCAACGGGGCGGAAGTGGTACAGGAGGGCACGCGCCAGAGCCACTGCGTGGGCAGCTATGTGGACCAGTACGCCGGAGGCGGATGCGTGCTGTGCGTGCTGCGGGAGGACAACGCCCTGGACAGACCCCTCTACACGGTGGAGTTTGGAAAAGACGGGCAGCTGAAGCAGTGCCGGGGATACAAAAATGACAGGACGGACGCGGGTAGGGAGCGCAGGAAGGACGACGAGCCAAGGCTCGCGCTGTTCTGGCGGCTGTTTGATGAGGCCCGTGGCCAGTTGGAGCGCCAGCGGGCGGCGAAGCGGAAAAAGAAACGAAAGGAGGCGGCGGCATGAACGAACCGGGCGTGCGGACCATCGGTAGGACGGAAGAGCCGACGCAACAGCGAGCGAAGGAAGGGAAGGTACCCTTCCGCGAGCGAGCGGAAATGGGGCCGGTTGCGTGCACAGCGCGAACGCCAGCGGCGGGCGTGCGGACCATCGATACCATCGCCGCGGAGATCAACGGGATCAAGGAGCAGGTGCGCGCCACGGTGGTGAGCGGCGCCATCGAGATCGGACGAAGGCTGAAGGAGGCCAAGAGCCTTGTGCCCTACGGGGAGTGGGGAGCGTGGCTGGAAAGAAGCGTGGACTATTCCGAGCGCACGGCACAGAACATGATGCGCATTGCCGACGAGTACGGAAAAACAGATCCGCAGGCGCTTGCGGATTTGAGCGTAACGCAGGCGGTGCTGCTGCTGGGCGTGCCGGCGGAGGAGCGCGGGGCCTTCCTAGCCGAAAACGACGTGCCTTCCATGAGCACGCGGGAGCTGCAAGCGCAGATCGAAGCGCTGCGGGAGGAAAAGAAAAAGATGCAGCTGACCATCGACGAGCTGATGCAGGGAATGCGGGACGGAGAGCTGACGGACGAGCTTGTGGCCTTGCAGGGCGATGTAGGCATGATGACGGACCGCGCCGAGCGGGCCGAACAGGAGCTGGAACGTTACCGGCAGGAGAGCGAATCGCGTGCGGCCAGGGCGGCGGAGGAGCTGGCCAAAGCCAGGAGCGAGCTGCACGAGGCCGAGAAACGGCATCTGGCCGCGATGGAAGTCGAGGCTGGAAAGGTAAAGGCCGGGCATGAGGAGCGTGAGAAGCTGAAAAAGGACCGGGACGAGAAGCAGCGGCAGGTGGAGGCGCTGGAGCGAAAGCTCACCCGCATGAGCGAGGAGCTGGAGGAGAGCAGGAACAAAGCGCAGACCATGGAAACCGTGCCGCCCGTCGTCCGGGAAGAGCTGGAGCGCCTGCGCGCGCAGGCCGGGCGGACGGAAGCGGAGGGCGAGCTGCGCGCGGCATTCAACGCTCTGCGGGACGCCTTCATCCGGCTGAGGGACGGGCTGGACGGCGCCGGAGCCGGCGTGGACAAGCCGCGCTTCCGCGCGGCGTTCGTGACGGCTTTGCGCCTGATGGCCGACCAGATGGAAGGAGGCGAGAAACAATGAAAAAATCCGAATCTCTGCGCCAGCTGGCGCTTGGGGACCGAAAATTGAGCTGGCTGGGGAGCTTCGCGGACGAGATGCAGCGGCTGGAGGAAGAAAACGAGCGGCTGATGCGGGATGTGGAGAAGTTTACCGGCGTGGGCCAGATGTACGAAAGCGAGATCACCCGGCTGGAAAACGCCATTGCCCGGCAGGCAGAACAGCTCAGGGACGCGCTGGCGCGAGCCGGAATCCCGGATGTAAAGAGGGAGTGCGATACCGATGAAATTGAAATCCGTTAGCACCTACTGTCAGTCTGCCATGAGTGCCGGGCTGATCTATACCCGCGACGAAAACGGGGAAATCATCCGGCAGCATCTTGTGTGCAGGCAGATGATCGTGCCGCTGGACGGGATGCCCGTCATAAGCGGGGACCAGCTTCCCGCCCTGATGGACGTGCCGGAGGAGAAACGGGACGCATGGTTTGTCAGCCGGATTGAGAGGGACGAGGGTACGGGCAAGGAGCTCTCCTGGATGCTGGAGGACCGGCAGCTGGGCGACATCCCCGCCATTCTGCTGCCCATGACCCTTGCGGTGAACGACGTGATCGTGCAGCCAGTCATGGACGAGGAATGCGTGGCGCGGATGCAATTCGTGCGCGTGGATGCGCTGAAGGTGACGGACGACATCAAAAAGGAACGCACCTACGCCCTGCGAAGCAGGGACGGACGTACCGTACTGATGGTGATGAAGGGAATGACCGCGCGGGCAGCGATCATGACGGACACGGCATGGATCAGCGAGGCGGCGAACGAATGGCTGGAGTGCCTGGCAAACGAGGCGGCGCGCGTGGTGCGGGAGCGTGGGAAGGATGAACGGGCGGAGGGACGGTGACCCCTACGGGCGAGCCGTGCGGGAGGGCACGCCCGCGTGCTGCCTGACCTGCGGATATTACCATCCGGCGCTGTGGGTGCTTTGTGAAAAGGAATGCGCGGCGTTCGGCACGGTGGACGGGGTCAAGGACGGCCGCTGTGGGGCGTGGGAGCCGCGGGAGAAATGAGCGGAAATTCATCCGGATACTTGCGGAGTGGGCCGTAAAAAGGCGGCCCACTCCGCACCCAGGATGCGGGCAAGGCCCGCTTTTCCCCCTTGTAACAGCGATTAACTTTTCGCATACCTGCATAAATATGCAAGCGCTACGAGGATGGCGGAGCCGGAGGCACAGCGAGCGGAGGCACTGAAGGAGAGCGCGTGCCCGGTGGGCACTTGGCCGCAAAGCGGACAAAGCGACCCGCAAGCGGGGAGCGAAACGAGCGGTGGGCGCGGTCAGCGCCCTCCGCGACGATTGAGCGACCGGGAAGGGATGGGGCCCGCCCGAAAGCGAGCGGCGGCTGAGCCGGCTGCCTGCACAGCGCGGGCCGCCCAAAGGGCGGAACGTGCGAACTGCAAAAGGAGAATCGAAGATGCCGTACTTCGAGAAGATCACCCGCTCCGGCCGGCTGCTGGAGGTGGAAAGGTACTTTGCCACCCGCGACGGGCGCAGGATCGCCCGCGGGGAGAACCGGGCGGAGAGCAGCGAGGAGATGGAGCGACTCAACGAGCGCAATGCCCGGCGCAAGCTGATGCGGCTGATCAACGCCAACTTCAGCGGAGCGGCCGGAGATCTGTTCGTGACTTTGACCCACGCGCAGCCGGTGGACGAAGCGCAGGCCGCGAAGGAGGAACGGAACGTGCTGCTGCGCATTGCACGCGCCCGCGAGCGCAAGGGGCTGGATGCGCTGAAGTATATTGCGATCACCGAATGTCAGAGCGCCAGGTGGCATCACCACCTGATTATCAACGGCGGGCTGACGCTGGACGAGCTGCGCGCCGTCTGGGGAACGCGGGGCCGCCTGATGGTATCCACCCTGGACGATAACTACACCTACGAAGAGCTGGCGCGCTACCTGACTCGTGGGCACAAGCCCCGGCGCGGGGCGGAGGGGGCCGAAAACGCGAAAACACCACGCAGGAAGGGCGCGCGCCGCTGGCACGCAAGTCGAAACCTGACCAGGCCGGTGGAAACAAAGCGGCAGATCGCCCGGCCGCCGAAGCCGGGGGAGCCGAAAGCCCGGAAGGGATACCGGCTTTTGCCGGACTGGTACGTTGGGTGCGACCGGCTGGGATATGTGTACAGCTACGCCGCGTATGTGGACGAGCGGCTGCCGGGAGGGCAAGGCGCAGCGGGCAAGACGGCGCGGGCCGCCGCCGGAGCGAAGCGGGGCGGCGGCCCTGCCTTGCGCAAGGGCGGCAGAGCCAATGCAACAGCGAGCGGAGGAAGGGAGGAAACACGATGAAAAGCAGCAAGCTTCCCGTGCCCAGCGAATCGGTGGAGCAGCAAAGGCTGTTCCAGTGGGCCAGAATGGCGCAGGGGCGGTACCCGGAGCTCAGATGGCTGTATCATGTGCCCAACGAGGGCAAGCGGACGCGGACCACCGGTGCACGCCTTGCGGCGGAGGGACTGAAAAGAGGCGTGCCGGACCTGTGCCTGCCGGTAGCAAGGCAGGGATGCCACGGGCTGTACATCGAGCTTAAGGCCATTCGTGGCGGGAGGCTTAGCCCGGAGCAGGTGGAATGGCTGGATGCGCTGACACGGCAGGGATACATGGCAGCCTGCTGCAAGGGCTGGGAGGAAGCGGCGGAGATGATCGTGGGGTATCTACGGGCGGATGCGCCGGCGGCTGAAAGCGGGCATGATCCCACACGAGGACGGCAGAACATAGGAGACAGCGAGTGATTGAGCAACCGGGACGGGCATGCGAACCACTTGGAAGGGAGACGGAGGAATGAACGGCGGGAAACAGCTGGAACCGGAATTTGTGCAGTATCGCGCCATGCGTCAGGAGATCGCGGCCCTGCGCCGCCAGCGTGCCGCATTGTATGTCACAGACACGGTGCGGGCAAGCGCCAGCGAACATCCCTATCTTGCCCATACCGTCGCAATCGCCGGCAAGGACCAGCGGCTTACGCGGAGGATCGACGCGCGCATCGAGCGTCTGTGCCGACGATGTGAAGCAGTGGAAAACACCATAGTGGCGGAGGAGGACAGCCGCGACCGCCTGGTGCTGTCGCTACGCTATCTGGAGGGGTCGAGCTGGCGGGAAATCGGCCAGCGAATGGGAACGGGCGAAGATGCCGCGCGTAAGCGCGCCGAACGTTTTTTTGTGCGTTCTCAGAAATCCGAGGGAAAGAACACGGGAAGTTCAAAATAATTTTTTAGCATGTCCGTTTTTTCCGCCAATTCCGGTTTTGATGGTTTATCATTTAGACTGAGCCAGGTGGGAGAAGGCGGCGCTTCCATCGGACGGCTCCATTCCACCGGCTCCTCTTTTTGAGCCGGTGGAACCAAAAGAGCGACCCGGAGAGGGCCGCTCTTTGTATATGCTTGTGCGATCCACGTTACGACCGCCCGAACAGGTTGCGAAGCGCATCCTGGAGCACCTGCGAGCAGTTGACACCCCGCTGATCGGCCAGCGTAGCCATCCATGCGGGAAGGGATACATTCTTGCGAACGGCATGTGTATCGGTTTCCATGCGGTATTTGAGAGTATCCACGCTAATGAGCGCATGCACCACGCCGGGCTCATCTTCGAAAGCCTCCGGGGGACGCGGAGTAGGTAGTGGCTGGTGCTCGTCCTCCAGCACGCACAGACAGCCCGCGAGCGCGTCCTGGATGTTGTCAAGGGTTTCGGGCAGGTCGCGGCCTGTGGTTACGCAGCCGGGAACATCTGGAATACGGGCATAGTAACCAGAGCTATTTTCTTGCGGAGTCAAAGCGGCTGTATAAATCATGCGCATGACCATTTCCTCCATAATCGATCGTTACTGTTTGAATTTATGTATGCTATTTTTAAGGCGTCATCCTCTGGGTTTGGATTATCTGTCTAATAGACCGGCTTCCTTGAGGATGTAGCGCGCGTCGTTTTCGTCAAAATCATGGCGCTTGACCGGGATGGTGAGCTTTGTTTGCGGGTTGTAGTAGATATCATGATTGGCGCCTTTGCGCTTTAGCTGGTAGCCGTTGCGCTCCAGCCGGCGGATGGTTTCCCGCCTGGGATTCATTGTATCACCCCTTCCCAAAGATTATTATACACAAAAATACACAAAAGTCAATGTAAATATGCGAAACATCATAACAGCGCGGGAGGTGAACGCGGATGCTTACGGACAGACAGGAGCGATTTTGCCAAGAGTACCTGATCGACCTGAACGCGACGCAGGCCTATATCCGGGCAGGATACAGCGCCAGGACCGCGCACAACTGTGCTTCACGCCTGATGGCAAAAGCTGGCGTTCGCGCGCGCATAGACGAACTAATGGCCGTGCGGTCGCGCCGGACGGGGGTTACGCAGGAACGGGTGGTGCGCGAGCTGGCGCGGATCGCGTTTGTGGACCCGACGCAGGCCATCGACTTTGAATGTGCAGGTTTGCGTGAGGACGCCGAAGCGGATGACCGGGCGGCGCTGATGAGCGTAAGGGTGAAAAGCGGGGACGACTTTACTGAACGCGAGGTGCGTCTGTACGACAAGGTGCGTGCGCTGGAGTTGCTGGGCAAGCACCTCGGCATGTTTACGGAGAAGGTGGAGCTGAGCGGAGAGCGGGTGCGGATTGTGGATGACGTGCCGGAGGCGGCGCGAGATGGATAAAGAACGGGCATGTGAACCGCAGCATTTACAGGGATGGACAGATATTCGCCTCACCAGCCTGATCGCGCCATGCTTCTGGCGCGTGCACGCCGATATCCGCCGCGGTGGTCACGCCGAATACTGGCTGACGGGCGGGCGCGGGAGCGGAAAAAGCAGCTTTGTGAGCATCGAGATCCTGCTGGGACTGATGCGGGATGAGCAGGCAAACGCGCTGATCTACCGCAAGGTGGCCGATACCCTGCGCGACAGCGTTTATGCGCAAATGCTGTGGGCCATTGACCGGCTGGGCGTTGCGGAGGAATGGCAGGCGAAGATCAGCCCCATGGAACTGCTATATAGGCCTACGGGGCAGCGGGTGCTGTTTCGCGGCGCGGATGACCCGCAGAAAAGCAAGGGTATCAAGTTGAAAGAAGGTTTTTTCAAATACCTGTGGTTCGAGGAACTAAGCGAATTCAGAAACCGGGACGCCATCCGCACGATCAAGGCGAGCGTAATCCGCGGGGCGAAGGCAGTGACGCTATATACCTACAATCCGCCGCGCAGCGCGAGAGAATGGGTCAACAAGGAGGCGCTGGTACCCAGGGAGGGCCGCATGCGGCATCACAGCGACTATCGCGGCATGCCGCCGGAATGGCTGGGTGATTCGTTTCTGGCGGAGGCGGAGGCACTGCGCCTGAGCGACGAAACCGCATGGCGGCATATGTACCTGGGCGAGGTCACGGGTACTGGCGGGCAGGTGTTTGAAAACCTCAAGCTAAGACCGGTCCTGCCGGAGGAATGGCATGGCTTCCCTACCTACTGCGGGTTGGACTTCGGCTTTGCGGCTGACCCGGACGCCTTTGTGCGCTGTGCCTATGACCGAAAGCGGCGCAGGTTGTATGTAGTGGATGAGTTTGCCTCGACGGGGCTTCTTACGGACCGGCTGGCGCGCGAGGTGCGCGCGCGGTGCGGCCCGGATTTGACCACCTGCGACAGCGCGGAGCCGCGTAGCATTGCCCAACTTCGGGCGCTGGGCCTGCGCGTGACGGCTGCCAGAAAGGGGCCGGACAGTGTGGAGCACGGTCTGAAATGGCTGCAAACGCGATGGGAGATCGTGATCGACCCGGAGAGATGCCCGTTTGCCGCAAGGGAATTTGCCCAGTACGAATATGACCGCGACCGGGAGGACAGGGTACTCCCCCGATACCCCGACCACGACAACCACACCATTGATGCGGTGCGCTATGCTATGGAAAGCGTGAGCGGGATGCGTCAGGCCATCGTGCCGCGATAAAAAACGGTTAGGGACTAGATCAAGCGAACCGCGCGCCGGTTGTCTGCACAGCGTGGGCCGCCCGAAGGGCGGAACGTGCGAACCATCACCACCACGAGGAGGAAGCAAATGCTGACCATTGACAGGGAGCTGCTGGATGCGGACGGAATACCCCGGACGGATACACTGGAAGCCATTCTCAGGGAGCACGACCATCAGCGTGAAAGGCTGGTGCGCCTGCATGGCATGTATGCTCGCGAGCACAGCATTATGAGGCGCACAAGGCTCAAGGGGCTGCCCAACAACCGTCTGGTGCATGACCTGCCCGGTTACATCGCCACGATGGCAGCGGGATACCTGGTGGGCAATCCCGTCAGGTATACAGCGGCGGAGGGACAGGAGGAGGCGTTTACGCCGGTACTGGAGGCCTATGAAGCCGCCAGTGTGGAGAGCGTGGACGCGGAGCTGGCGATGGATGCGGCCGTATACGGCAAGGCGGCGGAGGTGTGCTATGCGGATGCCGAAGCGCGGCCCCGCGTTGCACAGTTGGATGCGCGCAGCGCGTTTGTGGTGTATGACGATACGGTGGAACACGCGCCCTTGCTGGGAATCACCCGGCGGGATACCTTTGACGCGCGGCTTGAGCGCACCGGCGAAGAGGTGACGCTCTACACCGACCGGCTGATTGTGCACATGAAACGTACAGGCCGTGAGACGCCGCGTGAAACCATGCGTGAGGCGCATTACTTCGGCGGGGTGCCCGTGGTGGAATACTGGAACAACGCCCGCGAAGAGGGTGATTTTGAGCCGGTGATGGGCCTGATCGATGCATACGACACGCTTCAGAGCGACCGCGTCAACGACAAGCAGCAGTTCACCGACGCGGTGTTCGTGCTCAAGGGCGTGGGCGCGTTGGGCGTGGACGACACGGAGGAAGAGACGGTGGACGCAGACGGGACAGCAACCGCTGCCGGAACAGCAGGCAAGGAGGCGGAGGACCCCAGCGTGCGCCTGCGGCGGACGCGGACGCTGTTTCTACCGGGTGATGGCGCCGACGCGCAGTTCGTGACCAAACCCGATGCCGAGAGCGGCAACGAGCTGCTGCGGATGAGCCTCAAAAGCGACATCCACAAGCTGTGCTTGGTGCCCGACCTCACCGACGAGCAATTCGCCGGGAACGTCAGCGGCGTGGCCATGCGCTTCAAGCTCCTCGGTCTGGAGCAACTGACCAAAATCAAGGAACGCTGGTTCCGGGAGGGACTGCGCACGCGGCTTCGGCTGTTCTGCGCGTTTCTTGCGCGCAAGGGTACGGCGGCATTGAATGCGGAAAAGGTGCAGATCACGTTTTCCAGGTCGTTGCCGGTTAATGATCTGGAGATTGCCCAGACGCTGGCAACCTATCAGGGCATGGTGCCCGAAAAGCTGCTTTTGGCGCAGGTACCCTTCGTGGAGGATGCGGAGGCTGCCGGGAAATTGCTGAACAGGGAACGGGCGGAGGCCGCCAACAGGCAACGGGAAGCGTTCGAAATAACGCCATTCAGGAAGGATGCTGGTGAAGATGATCAGGGGCGCGAAGGCTGACAGCCCGCGCCTTTGTCATACCCGGACCCGCGGGGATCAGCGGGGAAGAAGCCGACGGGCGTAAAACGAGGAGGAACCATGAAACAATTTGCAGTATTGTACCGCGCTGCAGGCGGTGAGGGTGGCGCAGGAATGCAGGCCCCAGAGGGAGAGGCTTCGCAGGGGCAGATCACACGGGAACAGACTGTCCAGGAAGCAGGTGTGCGGGAGGAACGGACCTTTACGCAGGCGGATGTGGACCGAATCGTGCAGCAGACCATCGCGCGGGAGCGGAAGCGAAGCGACGCGGCCGTGGCTACCGCACGCACGGAAGCCGAGCGATTGGCGGGGATGAGCGCCGAGCAAAGGCTGGAGCATGAACGTCAGGAGCGCGAGCGGACGCTGGCGGAGCGTGAAGCGGCCGTACAGCGGCGGGAGCTGCGCGCGCAGGCGCTGGAAACGCTGGCACAACGCGGCCTGCCCGGAGAGCTGGCAGGTGTGTTGAGCTACGAAAGCGCCGAGGCGTGCAACGAAAGCATCGCCAACGCGGAAAAGGCCTTTCGCGCGGCGGTGAAGCGGGGTGTGGACGAACGCATGAAGGGCGTTCCCCCCAAGAGCGGAACGAGCGAGACAGGAAGCACGCTGCTGTCGCAAATGCGCGCGGCGGCCGGGCTGAAAAAGTAGCAAGCCGCTTACCTGCACAGCGCGGGCCGCCCAAAGAGCGGAACGTGCGAACCCCACCCAAGGACGGCAGAAGCCGCGTGACAGCGAGCGGAGGGTGGGAATGGGACCCACCCGAAAGCGAGCGGCAACCGCGCTGCTTACTTGCACAGCGCGGGCCGCGCCACAGGCGCGGAACGCGCGAACCCCACCCAAGGACGGCAGAACCCGCGCGACAGCGAGCGTAGGGTGGGGATGGGACTCGCCCGAAAGCGAGCGGCGACCGCGCCGGTTGCCTGCACAGCGCGGGCCACGCCGCAGGAGCGGAACGTGCGAACCCAACACAAGGAGGAGATTTAGAAAATGGCAAACCAGATCGCACTTTTCAAGGCATGTGTGCCCATTCTGGACGAGGTGTACAAGGAGGCGAGCAAGACAGCCATGCTGGACGGCGCGCCGGATCTGGCGCGGGCGGGGGCAAACGCCAACGAGCTGATCATTCCCAAGCTGGACATGCAGGGCCTTGGAGACTATAACCGCAACAGCGGCTATGTGGATGGCGACGTGACGCTGACCAACCAGACCGTGACCTGCAACTTCGACCGCGGCCGCATGTTCACCGTGGACGCGATGGATGACATGGAAAGCGCAGGCCTTGCTTTTGGCCGTCTGGCTGGTGAGTTTATCCGCACGAAGGTGGCGCCCGAAGTGGATGCTTTCCGCTTTGCGTGTTACGCGGCAGCGCCGGGCATCAGCACGACAACGGGAGCGACGCTGTCCGATGGGGCTGGGGTGGTAGCCGCGCTGCGTGCCGCCGCAACGAAGATGGACGAGGACGAAGTGCCCATGGAGGGGCGTCTGCTGTTCATCACGCCGACGCTGCTCGGTCTGGTGCAGGACATGGACACCACCAAGAGCCGCGAGGTCCTGGCACGCTTCGAGAGCGTCACGACGGTGCCTCAGACCCGCTTCTATACCGCCATCGAGCAGCTTTCCGGCAAGCCCGCTGCCGGCGAGGAGGGGCAGGACGAAACGGCCGGCGGCTACCGTAAGGCGGCGGCAGGCAAGGACATCAACTTCCTGGTCATCCATCGCGGCGCGCCCATTCAGTTCACCAAGCATCTGGCTCCCAAGGTCATCCAGCCCGAACAGAACCAGAATGCGGATGCGTGGAAGTTCGGTTACCGCATGGTGTGTATCGCCGACGTCTACGAGAACAAGGCCGCGGGCATCTATCTGCACGCCAAGGCGTAAGCGGAAAGGAGCGCGGCAGATGGGACGTGTCGTGGGCAAAGTATATCCCATGGAGGTCGCGGAGCCGGAGGCGCAGCGAGCAGCGGGTGGGAATGGGACCTGCCCGGAAACGACCGGCAGCCGGTCCGGTAAGCCGCATCGCATGTCCGCCTCCGGCATCCATGCGAAAAAGGAGGGCGGAAAGCGTGTCGCTGGAAAAGCTGAAAAGAAGGCTTAATGTGACGGATACGGACCGGGACGCGCTGCTTGACGACCTGCTGGAGGACGCGGAGGCGTTTGTGCTGGGATATACCGGCCGAAAGAGCCTGCCGGACGAGCTGAAGGGCGTTGTGGTGGAAACGGCTGCCGCCAGCTATAACCTGCTGGGACTGGAGGGCGCCTCAAGCCATGCCGAGGGCGGCGTGAGCGCGACGGTGGACCTGCTGCCCAAGCAGATGAAAGCGCAGCTGGACCGGTACAGAATCGCAAAGGTGGGATAGCATGCTGCAAAAAGCGAGGATGCGGACGGTATGCGTCAAGCAGCCGCTACCGGGACATGGCGGGCATGCCTTTGCGGCGGAGGGAACGGCGCTTTGGGCCGACGTGCAGCCGATGAGCGGCGACATGCCGCAGCGGATGTACGGCCTTGAACCAGGGCAGATGCGGCGCGTGCTGTGCGAGCGGGACGCGCCCATCCGGCCCGGTGACGGTGTGTGCGTGGAGGTACCGCCGGAAAGTGAACCGGACTTTCGCGTAATCTACGCGGCCAAGTGGAGCCGACACACGGATGTGCATCTGCGCTTCATCCCGGAAGCCGAAAGGGGGCCGGACCTGTGATCAGGATAAGCGTGGAAGGGCTGTCAGCGGTGGAACAGGCGCTGTCTTCGCTGGGGGAAGACATGATCCCCAATGTGACGGAAGGAATGGAACAGGGACTTGCGCGGGTAGTCCGCGAAGCAAAAAAGCTATGCCCGGTCGATACGGGCGAGCTGAGAGGTTCGATTCGCGCTGAGGTCAATAAAGATGCGTCTGCTGTGACCGGGACGGTAGGAAGCAGCAAGGAGTACGCCGTGTACGTGGAGATGGGCACCGGGGACAAAGGTCGCGAGAGCGGAGGCAACGGTTCCCCGGTGAAGGCGAGCTACCGCACGGGCGGGTGGTTTGTACCGCTGAAAAAGACCGAGATGATCGAGGACACGATTGTGAAAGAGTCAAACGGTTTTTGGACAACCGGTCAACCCGCCCGCCCCTACCTGTGGCCCGCGTGGAAGGCAAACCGGGAAAAAGTGCTTGCGTCTATCCGCAGGGCGGTGCTCAAGGGGGTACGCGGCGGTGGCTGACGTATTGTGGGCAGAAGAACAGACGCGGATTCTCACCGCGCTGGGGCGCATTGAGGGCATCGAGGCGACAGCGGCATGGCCGCGTGAGCCGCCGCGCATGCCGGTCGCGCTGGTGACGCTGGCGGGCGAAACCACCACGGACCGAAGGGACGACCACAGATACCTGACCGAGCTGGAGTACTATGTGCGCGTGTTCGCGGCCAAAAGCGCAGACATGCGCCGGGTGTGCAGCGCTGTTGACGACGCCATGAGCGTCCTGGGCTACGAGCTGACCTTCCGCTGGGAGGAACCGGGCGAGGGCTGGCGTCAGACGGCAATGCGGTACAGGATCTATCTTTGACGCAAGCGGATACCAGAAAAATAATGGGCACATTGCGTGCGGCCCTTTCGCTGCCGCACGTGCGCGGCCTACCGCCACAGCGAGCGGTCAAAGGGCAGGGACCCTTTGACGTAAGCGAGCGGATACCAAGAAATGAAGGAGGGGAAGCGCGGGCGGCCGCTCACGGCGGCCGAACGTGCGATGCAACACATGAGGAGAGCAGCCATCGGATTCAAGGGCCTGGCGTTGGCCCCGGTAACGGAAAACACGCTGACGAGCTATGCGGCCTCGGCGGGCGAGGCCCTGCCCTACGCGGGCAGCATGAGCCGCACGGCCAAGGAGAGCACCACCGA